CATCTGTAAGCTCAACAGTAATAGGGTAAGTTGAGTTCTTAAGATGTATAACACTTGTCTTATCATCAAATACAACTTTGAATCTATTATTAGCTGTTACAAGAGCATTTAATCCTCCAGAAGTGAAAGCACTTTTGTCTCCTTGAACTTCAGTTGAACATGTAATAACCCCTTTACTTTTAACACCCTTATCGCCAGTATACTCAGCAGCTTCGTCTGCACTAGAAGCACTACTAACACGTATAGAGTAGTTATCTCCCGAAACTCCTGCTCTTACTAGGTGTACTAGATCACTAGCGTCTACTCCTGTAACTATTGCATTAGCAATATTATTAACACGTACTGAGGCTTGGTTATTAATGGATGCTGAGTTTCCTTTTGTACCTCCACCAGATCTAGACTCCACTTCGTTATCAGGAGTAGCGAATATTATTTTATACTGAGTTTTTATCGTTGCGTTTTTTGCTGGTTTTACACCATTCGCATCTACATTCCACTCAGTAATAAGAGCTTGGTACTTTGCACCAAAGTCTCCAATCTTGTAATACAAAAGTGATTCATAGGGTCTTACACTTGGTAATGTAGTAGCTTGTTTTACAATCTTAGTTTTATTGAGTATAAACGTGTAGTCAGCAATAGTAGTAGCTGAGAGACTGTGTGGAGTAAATGGGTTAGTCCCACCACTTGCGGTAAAGTTATTTAGGTAAGCCTTTTGGGTAGACATACTGCCATCGCTTAAGGCTACTGAAGCATTTGAAGTACCATCTGCTGTTGCTCTCACATGCACCTCATTACCAGCAGTTCCAGTAGCAAATCCTGTAAGATCTATTACTTTAATTGATGGAGTACCAGTACTTTCGGAACCCTTCATAATCAAAGCGTATGCCTCATCCTCACTTCTTCTTATAGTATGGATAAACACATCATTACTATTAGCTGATGTTACACCATCAACTTTTGTTATGTGTTCTGTGCAGGGTCTCTTCTCTAAACCACGTGCAATATGTGATAGCCCATTTTCCTGAATCTCCCCCTGAGTAGGTAACCTAAGTGTTGCAGGTTGTTGGGATACACCATTGATTAAACTTGGTATAGTTCCAGAAATTAAAGCCATTTAAGTTCTCCATGAGTAATGAGAGTTGGAATCTTGGTGCCTATCTAAGACTCGGAAAACATCATAGTCATCAAATATAGTGTAGTCTCCTACCTCTGATTGGTACTCCAATAGGTCAGACCATGCTTGTAGTTCATCTTCTTGAAAAAATCTATGTAACTCTCCTGATCCCACTACTCTATCGTGAAATATACGAGAAGACTTTACAGCTATGTACCTACGTGCGGCTTCTGGTAGACTATCAAAAGGTAGGAAAGTAACTATGTCTACTTCTACAGCATCTGTAAATAAATCTATATTATTCTCTCTATCATAAAGGTGTCCAGCACGTTCAACTATATCCTTTTTGTTAGACCTGACTTTAGATGTTGTGTCTATTCGCAGAACATTTGTGCCTATTTTTATTTTACCACCCTTTTCTGTAACATTGGATGGAGATAGTGACTTCTTTAAGTCTGTATTAAATATCCATCCTCTTGATTGTACTTGCCTTGATGTGTTATGTAGGATGTCATTAGCTATGGAAGCATCTTGTAAACCTGCTTTATCATTTAGGTTCTTAATAGGTTGCTCTCCAATAGTGGTTAACATCATATTAACCGCTTGCAACTCCGACATATTTGTTAGTGTTCTTTCTGTCATGCTACCTTTTTGTATTTATTTTTTCCTTTACTACCTAAGAAATTCCTTCTATTCCTAGAGAAGTCTCCATGATTATATATTGATTTAAACTGCCAAGGATGAAAAAGTATGTATGAAGGGTCTGTCTTCTCTTCTCCCTCTGGAGTTAGACTGTCTTCTACTGTGTTATTATACTCTATAGAATCATACTTTAAGTCTTTACTAATGAATTTAATTAGTCCGTGCATACTATAATACTGTATCTCTGCTTTTTCTGCGGGAAGAAGTTGTCTGTAATACATATTCCAATCATCAGGCACTAACCCTTCTCTTGAGTAATCTTCCTCCATCATCTCACGTGCGTACTTAAGTATTTGATTCACAGCAGAACCAGTACCAAATTCTTCTGCTAATTTTGGGAAAGCTAAGTCTGCCTTCTTTACCTCTTTTTCTTGGTTGAGTCTAATTCTTTTTTTCTCTCGTTCCTTTGGTTCTTCATAATTCCACTTACCTTTGAAGTACTCATTACCTTTAGGATCTTTTCCCCCTATGTTTTTAATTGTAGCAATTCCTTCTTCACTTTTATGTTCTTCTGTATACCCTTGTAAATGTTTTAATACAACATCAAATGTAAATGTAGAGAGATCTGGCAGTCTTAATGGGTTATTTGATTTGATAAACCCACTATAATATTTAGCTCCTGTGGAACCTTTGTCATCACCAGCTTGTATATTAACTATAGCACTTTGAATTTCTTTTGGGTTGTCCCTTATCGTATGAAAGTCAGGCATAATTTGACTTCTATCATCTGAAGTTTTTGCTAATGCTTGATGCATTGTACCAAAGTGAGATGCCATTTCCCTTCTAGATTCAATAGGTGACTTCCCTTCTAAGACACTAGGATCAGTACCTAAATGTCTATTCCAAAAACCTACTGATGGAAACACATCACCAAATGTTCCATGATGAACCATCTTAGGAAATTTCCTTTCTTTATTATTTACTGTTACACTATCTGTTATTACAGAAGGGCCATTATATCCCCACCATGAAACAAACTTCTTATTATGTTTGATTAATTCTTCTGCTATTTTTTGGGAATTTTTCTTAAGTTTAAATAAATGTGCTACACTTTGGGTATAACCAAGTCCATATCTCTTCTCTTTCTCTGTTAAATCATTATAGTTTTTAAACATTATACCATTAGTACCAAATAGAGCATCATAATAATCAATATGAAACCTACTCTGTGTAGCTGAGAAATTTAGTATCTCTTGTTTAGCGTTTTCATCTTGTATACGTTCATTGAGTAGTTTTGATTCTATATGTGGAGTTCCTGCTAGTCTCTCTCTTGCTTCTTGACTCAGAGATTCCTGCTCTTTCCATGCTCCTAACATCCAATCTTCTTGTGGATTAGCCACATCTGGACTAAACATATAGTTTAATATAGGGAACATCCTATTGCTTACTGCACTAGTAAGTCTACTAGTTAAAGCTGATTTACCTAAAGAATACTTACTGTACTTCTTATCTCTTAAGGTTCCACTTGGTTTTTTAGAAGCACTTTTAATGTCACTAGACTGAGCACCAGCTAATTGTTCATCTGCCATACCAGTAGTATAAAGTCTAGTTCGTTCATCAATCGTTGTCTTAAACCTATCGTGTTGTTCCTGTGTCGTATACTTTGGATTCATTTGTTTCCTATTAAAAAAAAGGGAGCACCCAAGTTAAAGGGTACTCCCTAAGAGTTGCTTGATCTAATCCTACAAAGGAGCAATCAAGGCGACAGCACACGCAGGGCGCAACACGTTGTGTCCCATTGCATACTTAGATACCATCAATGTACCTTGTCGGTTGATCTGGTACTCAGACTCAACGGAAAGATCCATTAACTTACAGGTAGCGACTGCATCTTGAGTCATTACCAATCCTATAACACGATTAGCTACAGCAGAAATTCTAGCTGTAATTCTCGTACCAGCAGTGCCATTATCATTGGTAACTTCAGTAGTCCAAGCATTATGATCTGTACTTCCAGTATCATACTGAGTTGTTCTACCTGAACCAACACTAGCCGCTAGAGGCTGATCTGAACCCCAAGCTGGATTTGGTGATGTTTTATGTTGTCCGACATTGGATGCTATAGTCCATAGTCCCGAACTCCATGTGTTCCCAGAGAATGAACCGAGATGATTTGTTACATGAAGAGGCATACCCAGTATTGTAGGTACTTGTCCAGATGCAACACTTCCGCTTCCTCCGAGATCACGATTAAAGATCACAAGATCATTTAAGTTGCTAGTTCCAGATACCTTAAACATATCGAAATATGAATCGTTGTTTAATACTACAAAAGGATCTCCGGGTACATCAGCATTAGAAAGGATACGTTTTGCATCCATAATAGCTTGAGTAAGTAACTTAGGATCTCTAGCATTTGCCGCATCAGAACCAGCACCAGAAGTTGCACCTACAACTACGTTTTTAGTGAAGTCCTCATCATCAAATGCAGAGTAATCTTGAATCATAGGAGCACCTGCTGAAAGATTTGCCATAGCAGAACTTTCGCATAATGCACCTTTAATTGCTAATCGCAATATATTTTGGTCGGCAACTTTACCGAGTCCAAATCCCGCTTCTTGCGTATATACTGAGCGTATGTCGTAGTGTGACATAGCTTCGTCAATGTTCGGTACAAACTGAGCATTAACTAAGAGGTCGTCAACTGAGACAATCCGTTCACCTTGCTTTGAGGCTGTTGGAACTATCTCTGCACCCGGTGTATGATAAGACGCATCACGATACTTACCAGTCATCGGAAACTGTGCTGACTTACCTTTAGAGATCGTGCGGACACGATGTAAAGGCATCATTATATTCTTAGACTGGAAAGCCGTAAGCACCTCTCCTGCATACAACTTCAGAAATAACGCACGTGCATCTGCACCAGCATTATTAACACCAGACCTATGAATAGCTGAATAATTAGTAGCCATTTTTGTTTTTCCTTGATTAAGGGTTATTTGGTTTAATAATTAAATAACTCAGAAATCTCAGTCTCACAAAGGTCAGTACAGAGTTATCCCACGCATGGGGCAAAGCCTTACTGTTTGGTCTCGTCTTTGATTACTTTGTTAAAATAGGGAAGAGTTTTGCAACCTCCCTGCGACCTGTGCTCTATAAGCAGGGTCGGACTCATACCTCGGATCTTTCATAGCCGAAGTAACTTGTGCTAGTGATTCATAACGTGGCTCAATAGACACATTAGTATCACCTGACATTAACGAAGGCATTGCACCTTCAGATTGCTGGTAACGAGCGTAGACACCTGAGACTGCTAGTTCTGTTGTAGCATCCATGTTTTCTATCTGTTTATTAAAGGTCTCTATCTCTGTTGGGTGCATGTTATTTTCCATCCACGACAACATTTGATTGTAACCTTCTTCGCCACCAGTCAAATTGTAAATCTGTTGTATTGATTGTGCTTCTCTTGCTTCTTGGCCTTCAAGCCATGAGGTCACCATCTCATTAGAAATACCAGCTTCTTCTAAAGCCTCATAAGCATCTTTAGATAGTCTACCTGTCTCATTTAATTCATTTTGAAACGTATTAAAATCCAACCCTCTTTCCTCAAGTAGTTGGTAGACTTGTGAAGTAGACTGTGCTCTTATCTCTTCTGCTTCTTGAGCTTGTTGGAGAGTTTGGTTCTCTTGTTCTTTTTCTTCTTGAGCACTAGAGAATTTTTGTTCTAGGCTTTTGTATGCTTGTGCTAACTCTTGTGGTGATGAGAATTTATCCGGTAACCATTCCGGTTTATCTCTTACTCCTGCTGTCGGAGCTTCGTCTGATAGACCTGCATCACTAGGTTCAATAGGTGTTTCCACCTTTGCAAGCATTTCGTGTATATGTTCTGGTGTTCCTGCTGTATTAGCACCTTCACCTTGATATGTGTTTACTTCTTCTGCGGACATGTTACCTTTTTAGTGTGTGTGTTTAAGCGTTTCCACTCATCTGTGATGCCATTGCTTGCTGGATAATCTCAGCCATCTCAGGATTATCTTTCATACCTTCTGCCATACCTTTAGTGATATTAGGTACTGATCCCTTAACAACATCACTCATCATCTGAGCTTGTTGAGCTTCTTGCATTTGAGCTTGTTGAGCTTCCTGTGCTTGAGCTTGTTCCTGTTGTATTTGTTCTTCAGATTTAATTAGTCCACCTGTGTCTATACCAAGTGAAGCACCTAGTCGATCCATATAGTCATCCACATTTAATTTCTGTGCAATGATGTCTGCTCCAAGAGGAGCTAGGTATTCTAGGAACTGTGCTAACTTAGTAAGGTCTTGACCTCTTCCTAGTGCTTCTAATCCAGTAACAACTTGAGGCTTAACTTTTCCTTTAGGAAAGTCAGGCATCTTCTTTTGCTTGATTAGTTTCTGTAGTATTAGGTCAATTAAGGGGAGTTGAAATTCTTGAGAGAGAACAGAGTAGACACCACCTAGAGCACTCTCTAGTTCTTGTGCCATGAAGCGCACTTCTTCTGCTGTGACTCTTTCAGCATTTCTTTGTACTGAGGAATTGAGTAGGAAAGCCGCAGATAACCTATCTCTAATAGAGTTCATTGTTTCTAATGCAACCCTAAAGTCGTTAAACTTATCCAGTTGTAATGTAGAAACATCATTTGCATCACCTTGTACTATAGCACCACTCGGTGCCTCTGCTACTGTTTTAATTCTTGTAGTACCATTGGGTCTAACTAAGAATAGGACTTTAGCCGCAGCCGCAGATCCTTCTACAATAGCCTGTGTCAAGGCTTCTAGGGATCGAATGTCTCCTAAGTATTCTTCTACGAGACCTCGCCCATACGATTCTCCATCCACCCTACTAAAACGTAAGGCAATGAAGGGGTTCTTATCAATCTTATATTTTCCGTATGATTCAGGTATAGGTGTTGTTCCTATTTCCTGATGTACATGCCAGTATTTCTCTTTGTTACATATATATGTATATAGCTCATAGGGCTTATCAGGAGTTTCAGGGGTTAACTCCTCTGGTGAGGGAAGCCCCAGAGCTAATCTTGCTTGTGGTGAAATAGTCTTTGCACTAAGTGTCTCTTTAGTTATTAGGTACAGGAGGTTTCCCATTGGATCACGTTTGCAAACATATCTATCCAAGTGGAATACTCTCATCCCTCCTTCTTCTGGAAGGTATAGAAGGCAGTTGCCTGTAACTATTAGATGTTTAAGAGCTTCAAATACTGGTACTCTGTATGCACTAGTTTCTATCTCATTCATAGCAGACCTCTCTATACGAGAGAATCCTTCTTCTACTGACCCTCTTTGTTCTGGGTCTCCTGCTAGCTCTGCTAAATCAAAGTCATCAATAGTAAGCCTAAAGAAAGGTGAATTAGGTGGGAGTAACGTAAGTAAAAGTTTACTAGCTAAGTGGTTAACTCCTCTGGAACCTATGCTTTGAAATGGAGTTCTATATACAGTAGAAAAGTTTGCTCCTGAGTCTGGGAGTAGAGATGGGATAGTTAGTTTAGCACACTCCCTCCCTCTGTTTAAGTATGTTTCTCGTTCCCCAAAAGATCGCTCATACAAACTAGCTAGTTGGCCTATGGGTAACTCTTCTACTTTGTTTTTCATTAGACTTTCATCTTTCTAACTTTTAATTTGTCTTTATTTGAGGAGAGTCTCTTCTTCTTACCAGTATCAAACTGTTTACCTTTATCTCCTATTTTAGAGTCTTCCTTAGTACCAGTATCAGATCCCATTGCGGCGGTACTTGCTCCTGTACCTCCACCGCCAACTCCTTCGTCACCTTTTCCTCTAGCTTTATCCCATCCAGCTTTTAAAGTATCTGCTCCTTTATGAGCTAATCCTTTAGCATCTGTTGCCGCCTTTTTTAATCCAGTTGTAGCGGCAGTAGTAACCCCATGTACATTAGACCGAGCAGTAGTAGTAGCAGATTGTAAATTCTTTTTACCTTGAGTAGCTGCACCAGAAGCAGTCGTTTTAGCTTTCTCTGCAATATCACCACCAGTATCTTTGACTTTCTCTACAACATCGCCACCAGTATCTTTAGCTTTCTCTACAACAGCACCACCAGCTTTTTTAAGTTTATTTAATGTTTTAGATCCTACTTTTATACCACTTTTAAAACTACCTCCTCCTCCGCCTCCGCCTCCACAGAGTGCGATGTCGCCAGAGTAATCAAAGGATTCTG